ACGTAGGCCCGGTCTGGATCATCTTGTCGCGCATCGACTCAACGGCAATCTGGTCTGTCCCCGTCATTGCCTTGAAGGTGGCCTGCAGCTCTGCCGGCCACGAGTTGTAGCCTTCCATGAAGGCGCGCGGATTGCTGTTCGATAGCGATTCAAAGCCGAACTTGGCGACGTTGCTGCTCAATTCGAGTTGCGCCTTCTCAGCCGCAGACATGCCCGTCTCGCGGGTCTTCGCAGCTTCCAGTGAGTTCGCCAGCGATAGCGTGCCGGCATCAGTGACCCGGCTCAGAAGGCTGGCGGGGGCATTGGCAACTGTGCCGCCCTTGAGAACGTGGTCAGCCAGTTGCTTGCCGATGTCGTCCTGCTCACCCTGCTTGGCGAGCTTGTCCTGCTGTAGCCGCGATGCGAGGTTCTTCTCGACCTCCTGCCGGCGCCCGACATCTTTCTCGCCGCGGGCCAGCTTCAGAGCGCCCTGATAATCCCCACCAGACTGCTCCCAGTACTTGTCCGCGTCCCCCTGCGCCTCGAAGCCGTTCTGCTCGTTCAGCAGCACAGCCCTCGTCGCGGTGAAGGACTTGTCGTCGATCTTGCCATCTTTCTTCGCAGCATAGAGCGCCTCGGTTGCACCCTCGTAGTTCTTGGCCTGGCGCATCCCATCGATCGCGTAGAGCGTGCGCTCCGTGTAGGCCTTGCGAAACCCCGTCTCGAGTTCCGCCAGAGCCTGCGCGCCCCTGTCTGGCGCCATCAGGCCAGACTTGACCTGACCGCTGATGTACTCATGCGTGGCCGTGAAGTTCGACGTGAAGACTTCCTCCGACTGGTCGAGGTCAGCAAAGCCCTCAACCGTCTTCGCAACGGTCGCGATGGTCTCCGCTGTAGCGTTCTCGAGCTGCTTCTGGCGGGTCGCGCCCCGCATCTCCGTCAGGCCACTGAACCCAAGGTCGCCCGTGTACTTGTCCCAGACAGCCTTCGCCTTGCCGCCGGGGATGGTCGCCCCGTAGTTCTTGAAGATTGCGTCTGAACGCTCCTGGTAGACCTTTTCGTAGTCTTCCGGCTTGACGTTCGGGTCTTCAAGAATAGACCGCTTCGCCTTGTCCAGTTCGGAGCGTGTGGCGTTCGTGGCCGTAACGATCTTGCGGTCGGTCTCGGCTTCCTGAAGCTTGTTGCCGAACTCCAGCATCGCCTTGCCGACACCGTCCAGCGCCTCAGCCGCAGCACGCTGCCCGCTGAAATCGGGGATCGGGATATCCACAACGCCGCGCGTGTTCTGCGCCGCACTGGGGTCGAGCCCCATCTGTTGTGCGCGAGGTATACGTGCCATTCTAAATCACAACTTCGCGCTGGGAGGAATTGATGCGAAAGCTCGCTTTCGTCGGATTGTTCATGCTTGGCTCGTGCGCAATTGGTGCGCCGACTGTGAATAGCTTCGTCACGCCTGACGGAAAATCAGCATCGCTGATCCACTGCGGTGGGATGCTGGCGACCATCGCCACATGCCATGAAAAGGCACGAGAACTCTGCGGTGGGGACTACATCGAAATAAACCGATCGATCACGACGCGAGCTATTCCCAGCGGCGGGTCCACCGAGAACAGATCAATCGAAGTGGTCTGCGAGACAATGTCCACCTCATCCAGCAATAGCGCTGGACCTACATCCTCGGGTAGGTCGCGGCATGGTGGTTGGGACAAAAGTAAATCTTAGCCACCCAAACCACCACGTCGCGGCTTGCCCGACGCCTTGCCCCTGCTCTGAGATGCATGCCCCGCGGCGTTGGATGATGAGGTAGACATTCCGCCCGTTGCAAATGCTGAAGCAATGTCGGAGCCCAGCTTCTCCACGCTCATTATCGTCTGCGCCGTGGTTGCCAGCTTCTGCGCGCTCGCGTTCAATCGTCCCTGCTGGAGACCCGTCGCGCCCGCGTACCGCCTCGTGGTCGCCTCAAATCGGAGCTGACGCGCCGTGTCCTCGGCGTTCGCCATCTGCATCAGCTTCTCGATGCTGGCGCTCTTGATCGTCTCGTCCGTAATGGCCTGAACCGTGGCGTCCGTTGTGTCGCCGCCGCCCGCTGCTGCCGCCGCACGCTGGGACGACAGGATCTGCTTGGCGCGCTGGTTGATGATGTCCGCGTTATAGGTGCCGACCGCAACTTCACGCGCGGCCTGCGTCTCAAGCTGCTTCGCCTCGCCCATGCCCGAGACCAGCGCCGCCTGACCCGCCATAGTCGATGCCTTCGCCGCAGCCATACCCGCTTTGTGCGACACCCCGATACCTACGGCCTGTAGAATAAAGCTCACGCCGCCATTCCTTCTTCGAAGCATCCACCGGCAGGAACCCCAGCCTCAACAGCCAGGCTTCAGCCCTCGGGATGTCATAGTTGCAATCGGCCCAGATGGCAGGAACGCCTGCATCGTCCATCCGCCTGAACATATCCAGCGTCGTCGCGTGGACGCTCGCAGGACAGCCGGGGCGCATCGCGAAATTGCCCCACCACTTCTCGTTCTCGTCCACCCAGATCAGCGCAAGGGCGACCAGTTCGCCATCCCGCCGCAGCACGAACCCGAAGAACCGGCTGGGATGCGGATACTCCTCCACCCCCCACTCAATGAAGTGGGACACATCGAGGTTCTCGCGCGAAATCACGCAGACTTCTCGTTCGTCTCCAGGTGAGGCACCAGCCCCAGAACAGTTGCAGGCCCCGCTGTCGGCATCGACAGGCAGACACGCGGATCCTTGCTCGTCGCACCCGCGAACGGCTTGTTGATGTCGTCCGTAATCCCGACCATCGGCGCGTCAAAGGTCACCGGATCATCGCCCTTGATCGTCTCCATGTTGGTGAAGTCACGGCCCCACTTCAGGGCGCCCGGCGCTGTCCGGTAAGGCAGGAGCCCGATGCGAGTGACCTTCCGGTCCTGCGTCATCGCCGTACCCATCGATGCCCCGCCCATCACCCGCGGCGACTTGTACTTGCCTTCATAGAGCAGGCCCGTGATTGCATAGCTCGCCGCATAATCCAGCGTGATGGCCCCGCTCGTGACCGTGTACGGCCCCTGCTGGTAGCCATCGGTCCACGAATAGACCGTCCTGCCCTCGAGGTGGGTGAGCCCGGTGATGGCCGTCGTCGCAGCCCCGGAATACACAACCGCACCACGTAGGCGCCAGACCGTTGACATCGTCGCCCATGCCTCGGGTGCGAGCTTCTCGACATGTCTTACCGTCGAGCCGTTCACTGTCCGCCGCACGATGAAATAGACGCTGTCCTCAACGTCACCAGGAAGGCAGCAGACGCTTTCGTAGTAGGCCCCGGTATCCACCAGCCTGCACCACGCAACCACGCCCTCGATCGGCTCATAGAGCAGCACGGCCATCCGGCCATCGTCGCACGGGAGCCATATTCTCGGCTCTGGATTGTACTGTACCGCACACTCAATGAAGCCGTCCGCTGATCCCTCGTCGCCGGCGACCGTCCGGTGCAGCCGGGTCAGCTCGTTGAGTTCATACTTGTTGCCGTCCGAGACCATGCGGAACAGCTTGCGGGTCGATCGATCAATGAACGCCGCATCGGCATCCACCGCGATTGCCTGCGCATCAGCCGAGCCGCGCCTTGACCTTGGCCGCGATGCCGCATTGGTCGGCGTCAGGATGTCGTCCTGCGTGTTGGAGCTGACCTCGGCCTCGCGCGCGTCCATGCAGATCACAAGCTTGTCCACACCAAGCATGGAGCGAACCGAACCCCAGCCGCCCGTTACCCGGCGTGTGAATGCATCCGCATCGTTTGCCCCGATCTCAAAGCCTTCGAAGTCATCCGACTCAGACGCCCAGAAGCGATCATCCCTGCCCGCCCACAGCCTGCCATCTGACAGTGCAATGGCCGCAGGCCATCCCGCAGCATCCGACCAGGCCGAGAACGCCCAGTCCGTCGTCGCCGTCGTCTTGCCCACCGGGGTCAGAACATCGACCGTAGCCGAGTTGTCCGCCTCGACGCTGTGGATACGGACAATCCCGTCCGTCGATCCGTTGGCGTGCTGGAGTACAATCGTCGCCGTGCCGCTCGTCCATGCCGTCGCCAGCACCCGGTAATAGATGATCTGGTTGTCGAGCGCGTCGTTGTACTGCGTGTCGGTCGTTCCCGTGTGCGTCTGGTACGTCACCCAGTTGAGTTCGCTGCCAATGCTTCGCTGAAGCACCAGCGTTCCAGTGAACACGCCCGTGATGGTGAGCTGAAGGTTGCGATTGGTGGTCGCGCCCGTGACCTTGGCGCTTGCCGAATACTCGGCCAGAGCGTCGATCGATGCCGTGATGTACTGGCCCTGATGGGTGATCTTCATCAGGGCACCAGCATGGGTGGCCCTGAAGATCGGCGCTGATGCAGTCAGCGTCCCAGCGCCGGTATTGGTGCTGCAAGTCATCGTCGAGGTCGTGATGTTGAGGTTCGAGAACGGCCCATTCTCCGGCTGGTACTTGCGAAGGCTCCACGATTTGGCCCCGCGCCGCTCCAGAACCCGCGTCTGCACGCCCCTGGTCGTGATCCATGCAACGTCGAAGCTCTGCTCCATCCGAAGGGACCGCAGCGTATCTTCCTGCCACGGGGTCTCAAGCGTCAGGTCGCCAGCCCCGAGGCTCGTGAACCCGATCAGGTTCGACTTGCCCTCTGTTGCCCCGACATATCCCGTATCTGGCAGGCGGAACTCGACGTAATAGGGCGAGATGCCAGGCGTGAACGTGATGAGATGCTGGCCGGGGTAAAGCGTCAGGTCAGTGAATATCTCCTGCCCGCCCGCAGTCGTTCCCGCCCGCATCTTCAGCGGACGGCGCGTCACCTCGAACGAGAGCGTCACCTCGTCAGCCGGCGCGGTTGTCGTTATAGCCGAGCGTGCGATTGCCTCACTGCCTGCCGTCGTGACGAAAGCAACGTCAGCTCCTGATACCGTGATACCCATTATGGTATGTACCCGCCCTCGGACGTGAGTATCGAGGCATAGTCAATGTCCAGATAGAACGGGTCGGACACATCGCTGGTGCCGCCCGTGATCGGGGCCGCGCCGCCTGACGACGGAGCCGCAGATTGATCCGTGAACGCGCCGATCGTGGCATTCGCGCCAGTGATGGTCACATACGTCGCCGTCGCATTGTCAACGAACCGCATCTGGTTTGCCGATAGCTCGAGCGCGTAGGAAATCTCCCGCGACCGGACGAACGGACGCAGGATGCCGAGGCTCTCGCCCTCCGTGACAATCTCGGACGTACCGTTCTCGTCGAGGATAACCGTGCCGCCCTCGTCCGTGATTTGCGCCAGCGCCGTCACATCGTCGAGGAACTTGGAGCCTGGAACCTTGCTCATCCCGCCATTGGTATACGGGAAACAGTTCTCCATCGTCTCAGCGAGGCGGGAGTAGATATCGAGATCAGCCCGCGCCAGCGTCTGCTTGTCAGCCTCGCCACCGTTGAGCGCGAGGACGGTGAGGTTCGCCTTCATATGTGCCGCCACACTTTCCCGAGCACAATTTTTGAGATCATGGACTGCGACACACCGTGTTGCCGCGCCAGCCGCCCCTGAGCAACTTTGTCTGGATTGGCGCGAATCGACAGGACATCATCATTGGTGAGCTTGGCGAAACTATTGTCTTCGCCAAAATGGCGTGTGCCGTGAATGTACTTGTCAGCGGCGTTCTCTTTCGCCGTGGCCCAACGAATGTGCTTCCAGTTTACGCAGCTAGAATTTCCGCACGAGTGCGCGGCGTGGAGGTTCTTGGATGAAGGAGCGCCGTTCGTGCGTTCACAAATGAACCTATGGACGAGCAACCGTTTCCCGTTCAGCGTGACGCGCCCATAGCCTTTGCTGCATTTAGCCCCCGGCCATTCGATGCACTCATCGCCGTCCTGAGTAATCAGCTCCTCTAGGTAAACGTGGAGAGCGCCCCGATCAGGTCCGCCACCAAGCGGATCGCCGTGTTTGCGCCACCGCGAATAGTGTCGCTCGCAAAAGCCATGTCCGAAGCACCAGCGCTCACAGTCAGCTACAGAGCAAACCTGTCTACCCATTGTAGCGCCGTGAGAAACCGTAGCGCGCTTTCTCGTACTCGCCCGGAGGGATTACGAACGGCCCGTTCTGCTGCGCGTCCCACAGCTTCGCCTCGGTGATATTGCGCCGCATCGTCTTGCGCAGCTCGTCCTTCTTCACGTCAGACGAGCCGATGACCGGGCAGACCTTCCACGCCAGTTGGGCGGCGAGCGCGCCGGCAAAAACTTCCGGCCACATGCCTGGACTGTCGATCTTCTCGCCATCGACATAGTCCAGCCATGTAGTCTCGGAATCAGTCAGGATGCGACCGCCGAAATCCAGATACGGGATCTGGCTGGCGGTCGGTGTTGAGACAGACGCTACCTTGACGATGCGCTTGCACTTCGCAGGCTTGGTGAAGCCATAAGCCCAACCGTCTGGGGTCGGGCTTACTGCGGCGAGTTGAAACTTGACGAGCGAGAAGTTCCAGGTGTGAACCTCGAACAGCTTCTTGACCTCACGGTCGTAAGCCTGCGTCAGTCGTACAACCCATGTGCTATCGTCATCCGACCCGCTTGAGGGCGGTTCGCCCAGATGTTCAAGCGCGTCGTTGATAACGTCCGTCTGCGTCGTCATCAGACAGCCTCAGCATCCAGTCGAGTGTCTGCGGCGGTGCGCGGCTGGCGACCTCGTCGCTTGGGCGCTTCACCATCATCCGGTTCGCCGCCCAGTTCGATGATCTTTGCGCGGGCCTGCTCCGATGAGTTGAACATCGCAGCCTTCTCGACGCCCTTGAAGAAGACCGTCCATTTGCGCTCGATGCCCATGTACTGCATCGACCAGCCTGCCGGCAGCGTGCCGTGCTCGAACACCACAGGCCCATGAATGGCCGAGGTGATGACCTTGTCCACCGATCCAAGGCAGGCGCGGACCATCAGGCGCACATACCAGGACCAGTCAGCCGGGCGCACGTCAATGAAGTCGCCCTCACGCAGAAGCTTGTCGGTCGGGCCACGGGCCTGCATCCGTCCGAAGTATTCCGGCGCCAGTACGTCCTCGATCGTATGCCCAACAGGCAGGGTCGCAACGTAGGTGCCAAATTGTTTGCCGTCGTGCTCGATCTCCAGAACGTTCTTCGTCGGGCAGCGCATCGGTTCGGCCATGTTGTCTCCAGAAAGTTAAGGGCGGGGACCGAAGCCCCCGCCCAGTTGGTCGTCGCCTTACGAGTTGGTGATCGTAATCGCCAAGCCGTTGGTCAGGTCTGCGGCGCCGGCAGTCGAGATGCCGAGGACGAGGTGGATGTAGGTCGCCGTCAGGATGTTGGCGGTGCCAGCAGCCGTCCTCATTTCCGCCGAGGTGGTCGGAACAGCAGTCGTCCAGATGCGGATGTAGACGATGTCGCCCTTCTGCATTCCGCGCTCGAGAGCGTCAGAGATGTAGTTGATTGCATACGTCGTCGCATTGCTATCGACCGTGTCGTAGACCCAGGTCGTCATGCCGAGAGGTCCGCCAGTCTGCGAAACCATCCCCAGAGTTGCAGGAGTATAAGCCATAGTTCAGTTCCTTCCGTTCTGGGTGATTACGCGATGGACGCGGTGTCGTCGTGAACAGCGCGGTAAACGCCACGCGGAAGCACAAGCGCGGCGCAATGGATCGTTTTGACCCAGGTTCCGTATCTGTCCTCTTCGTCCTCGTAGTACATGTGCGTCTGCGGCTCGCCGTCGATCTGGTGGCCGATCGCGTTCATGTCGTAGATGTAGCACTTGGCAGTGGCGCCGCCCTTGCCGGTGAGGCCGGTGTGGCGCAGCCACTTGACGCCAAGCCATTCCCTGTACTGGCCAACAGGCGGTGCGCCTTCGACCAGCGGCTTCACGGAGTTGAAGTCGATCGAGACGAAGTCGTTGATCGTCTCCATCTGGAGCCAGGCGTTCGGGGTGATGACGCCCCAGATGTTGCCGTTCCATTCAACGTCAGCGTTCTGAAGCTGGGAGACCCAGGTCAGGAACGTGGACTTGACGCCGAAGTCGATGGCGTTGCCCGAGTTGATCGCGTTGGACGACGCATCGAGTGCGTCGATGATCGACTGGTCGATGGCCTTGTTGATCGCTGCACGACCCTTGCGCTGTTGGGCAGCGCGGGTGTTCGGGTTGGCCCTGAACAGGTCGAACGAGTCGATCTGGAACTTCTTGAAGTGCTCTTCCATCGTGCCGGTCGCCTGAGAGAGACCAAGCTGGGACACGGGGATGAGGCCGTCGCGCGTGCGGACGTTGGCCGCATCGGAAGGATCGACAACGTCCCACTTCACCGTCGATCCGTGCTGCGCGCCGT